GAGCAAACAATTATATTTGGGTTAATTTTGTTTATCCGGTAAATGACCTATTTACGATTGATATTGCTCAAGTGCAACTCAATGCCGGAGACGTGGCGCTGTCGTTTCAGTCGAAGGTCTATGCAGAAGAATTGCGTCTGTGTCAGAGATATTACGAGCATAACATGCCTTATGCGTCTGCGCCCGCAGACGGTGAGCAAACGGGTGATGCTTTTGGGATAACCGCTACAGCTCAAAGTGTAATGAGATTATGCACTTCTCATATCCCGTTTAAAGTACAAAAACGGACGACTCCTACAATTACGCTGTACCGAAGTTCGGTTGGCGTGGCTGCGGGCAAATGGCAGTTTATGAACAGCAATCCGTCTTGGTCAGACATCACGAGTACCCAAATAACATTTTCGGACATGAACGGGTTTAAGCTGGATTTAGTTATGGCTGCTGTCACGTTTACTACAAATTATTGCTATTTGGTTAAGGGCGGTTATGCCGCCGACGCCGAATTATAAGGAGGACAAGCATGGAGGGGTATAAGCATTATGTACGATTAAACGAGCAGGGCTCCATTATCAAACGCTTCTCAGACGCCTTTGAACAACCTCAGACTGGAGATATTTGTATTGCTGAAAATGCTGGCCGGCACTATAACGACTCCGTTTTTAACGAACGTTTACAGTACACGTTCAAATGGGATGGGACAGCGGAAGTACTACGATCGCAAGCAGAACTTGACGCTGAATGGTCTGCACGCCCTCCTGAGCCACCGAGCATTGCAGACAAAGTTGCTCATCTCCAGGCTGAAAGCGTAGATAACATGCTTGCTCTGACTGAGGTCTATGAAACTGCAGTTCAACAAGACGCGACCCGCGGGCAGGAGGGCCTCGATACGGTGCTTGCCCTTACGGAGGCGTACGAGCTGATCCTTCAGCAGCAGGCAACCATTGACGCGCTGACGGTACGCATCGACGTACTGGAAGGAGGTGCGAGCTAATGGCGCAGATTTACGCAAACCTGATCCGTAAAGGGATTAAGACGATTGACGACGTACCAGCTAGTATCAAGCCTGACGTCGAAGCTTTGCTGACTCGACCGTAGAAACAAGCCACGAGCAATCGGGGCTATTTTATGCCCAAATGGGCTGTACATGGCAGGAGAAAGTGAGGATGTGCTCCATGCTCCAGCGCATTACGCGCGTGAAGACGAAGCTGGACAATATGGACGGCAAATTTGACCGGCGATTAGCGCGAGTGAGACGGCTGTACTGGCCTGTAACTGGCAAGATCTGCGCGCCATCGCCTTAACCAAATGGAAGACAATCGACGGTGGTTATGGCGCACGTTGGCACGCGCTGTGCTGGTAGCCGTCGTAACTTTCATTGTTATTGGAGGGCTGAAACCATGATCGATTGGAAACGAAAATTGAGCAGTCGCAAGTTTTGGGCGCTGGTGGCCGGAGTGGCTGCTAGCGTTCTTGTTTTGGTCGAAGCAGGTGAGGACGAGGCCGTGAAGATCATGGGACTCATTACAGCCGTTGGCAGCGTCGTCGTTTACATTCTGGCTGAAGCTCATGTTGACGGACAAAATGTCGGAAAAGACGGAGATGAGCAATGAAGATCGTAATCGACGCCGGCCACGGACCGGGCACGCCGGGAAAGCGTTGCCCGGACGACAGTATGCGGGAATTCCATTTCAATTCAGCCACTGCTGATTTTGCGGCCGCGCTGCTAAAGCAATATGAAAATGTGGAGATCATGTTCACGCATGCCGAAATCCGTGACATACCGCTGCAGGAGCGCACAGACCGCGCCAACGCATGGAAGGCGGATCTATTTGTTTCAATCCATGCCAACGCCAGTGGCAACGACTGGAGCATGGCGAGGGGCATTGAGACGTTTGTCTATACGACTCGTCCGACGTCAGCCGTAGCACTCGCCAACGCCGTTCAGCGGCAGCTCATTAAACTGACCGGAACTGTCGATCGGGGCGTCAAAACTGGCGATCTGCATGTACTGCGAGAGACACGCATGACATCGATCTTATGCGAGTGCGGTTTTATGACGAACCAAGACGAGGCGGAACTGCTGAGGTCAAACGCATACCGCCAGAAATGTGCATTGGCGATCGTGGCTGGAATCGTGGAGACGTATGGACTGAAGAAGAAAGAGGGAACAAAGGGTACGTTTAAGGACGTGCCTGAAAAACATTGGGCCGCCGGGGCGATCGCTGCAGTGTCGGATCCTAACGTCGAGTTGATGCATGGGTACGAAGACGGGACGTTCCGGCCGGACGAGCCGGTTACGCGTGCTGAACTCGCGATGGTGATTAACCGGTTCTTGTACCGCGAAAATAATCG